CCCCTTGTATGCACCAGATAGTAAGGACTTACACCATCCTTAGTTACACACATCTGTGTAAATCTGACTGCGCTCTTTTAAAGTAGAACGCCTACTTAATTACGACTAGAGTATCACCTTGTGCCGAGAATTGGCTTGGTGTCAGGTTATACTTCTCTCTGAAAAACGCCAGAACAACTTCCGGCTCCATTTGTGTAGTGGACTGTCTCAAGGAGACACCGTAATTATAGTCCCTACCATACCCCGTATTCGCAAATGTACTGGTATACTTGCCTGTGTCATGATTGTGTCTATGACCATCGTTAAGTCTGGTACTCTTTCCTTTTCCTTTAGACATACTTGTGGATTTTTCTCCTTCGCTAAGTTTATACAGAAAGTCGATGTATTGTTGGTAGAAAGGCATATTTTTAGCCCATCTTTCCATAGCCACAGCTTGATCGTATATATACTGTCGTTTTTGTTCTTTGCTGTAGGCTAGTGCCTTCATGGAATAAGCTCCTAATTCTATTATTCTGTCCCATTGTCTTACTATTTTGAATTTTTTCCTGTTAAAATCGCATATTAAATGTGTAGAGCAGAAATCGAACGTTTCGAACGTTCCTGTAGTTATAAATTTGATAATTATACCCAAACCATAAGGCTTGCCTAAGTTTTGATTTTTCTTAGACCAATACTTGTAGAATTGTTCTTTTAACAATTCCGCCTCGCTTTCTTTTTTATAAAATATAACAAAATCGTCACCTTTTGCCAATACCTTCACTTCTACGTGTGCTTTATGTGCCATAAATCTACAGAAGGTGGCCATTCTAGCTGTGTTCATCAAACTAGTGTCAGGATTACCTGATGTGACAGTTGCATCTATTTTTACACTAGCTACATTCCTTGTGATACCTCCATCGAAGTATTTACCCGTTAGTTTTCTATATCGTGCAGTAGCTTTAGTCAAGAATACCTCTCTTTCAACATGATGCACATTATCTGCAACTATGTTGTATACTTGTCTATCCAAATATTTTAATTCATGACTTTGTGTTCTGTCAAATCCACTACCGTCACCTTGTAGTATGTACTCGAAGCCTTCGTTGTAATAACCAGTTATTTTTTCTTCGAGTTGTTCCCAGTTGACTCCACCACAATATCCATCGAAATTATCTGCGAAAACCGCTTCCAGAGCCCACGATACTGGTCCCAGTACAAACTTGTCTACTGGTTGTGGTCCTGCTATGGCTCTAGTTTTTGGTAAACCGCAGTCGTTGTAATTGTCATGTGGTGAGTCTACAAGCTGTATCTCTCGTTTACAAAACAAATTGTATTCGCAAGGTGTGTTTAAAATTTCCTTGACTCCGTCTATTTCCTGTTGTTTTTTGTAGTCGAGATGATTGTACCATTCTGATGTTGAATAATCGAACTCTATTAAATGCTCTTTCAAAGAAGGCATAACGTAGTTATCTACGAAGTGTTCATACTCTACAATGCATTCAGGATCTGGTAATGGTACAGCAGCTATATGTCTAAGCATGGATGCCCATAACGTTTTAGCACAATTATTCCATACTATGACTGGTAAACTTACTTGATTCACAGAGGTGTTGTATATTTTATAAGCAGCTTTTTGTAACTCGTTCTTACAGCTGCATTCTATAGCGTTAATATCCTCCATTTGCGATATTTTGTGTCTGATTGACGTAGCTACCTTTAGATCTAATTCCATGTCAGGGTGGTAGCAAACCCCATTAAGTATCACACCGTAGTGTGATGCTCTAGTCGTGCAGCTTCAAACGTGATTACCGCTGTTAACAAGGTCTTCACTTTTTTGGACCTTGTCGCTAACTATTTTGTGTATAAAGTCTCTAAGAGCCTGTCCGCACAGCCCTCTGTATCTTGACTCTAATTTTCCGGTGTTAGCATCGTTAATCACCTGTACTAGATTGCTCTCACATAGAGCAGCTAAGGACAATTTTACTTCTAAAGCTTCCTGTAGTGCATGCATAATTACAGGTACTACGAAATCTCTATTCGAAGCGTTAGTTTTATAGTGTACTTGCTGAACTAAGTCGCCAAGTACATTGGCAGTTATTTCCTTGTTGGCCATAACTATGTTCTTAATTTTGTCCATTAAATTGGAGTTTATGTCTATGTCATAATTTATTTCATCAACTCTCAGCCTATTATGTGTTCCGAAATTGAATATAGTCGGATCCTTTTGTTGGAACACCTTGGCTTTAATACAGCCTTGTATTGTTTTTATGGCTATCTGTTTACCGTTAGGTCCTGGTATGATCGCACCATCTTTAATAACGTTCGCTCCATCCACGAACATTGTTTTATCTTTACCTGGCGTGTATTTTTCCACTTCCTTCTCAAGCAAGTCCACGCTAACAACAGATTTACTATTATTTGACTCACTCCGTTGTATAGCGCTCAACATTTGATTTAAGTTATTTTCTTCAGCTACTTCCGGTAAATCATCGTCTCCTTCTGGTAACATATGGGGCTCAACTATAACATCAAACTGTATGTATTTGGTAGCTCCGCAATCAATTTCATGATTTTTAATGATTGTTACTTTTCGGTCGGCGTAGGTTATTACCATCTTGTCATTGTCGTATAAGTGGTCATAAGCGTGTCCATGTGAATACGGTACGTTATTACCGTCTACCTGCATTTTCACATTGTCTCCGTTTATTTCTACTATACCGTATGTTTTGTTGTTTACGGTTATAGGTCCACTGTTCTGAAACACGTGCATGCTACCGGATCCTATGTGTCCTGTTTCCTGTATATCGTAACAGGCTCTAACAAAATCACGAGGTCCAATATAGTATAATACATCTGTAAGTATTAAAAACCTTTTTAAGTTATGACCGTTAGCGGGTCTCATTTCAGCGTATTGCTGAAAGGTCATATTTAAGTGAAGTTGATTTGTGTAATCAGTGTTCTTCACTATCAGTTTGTTTCTGTTTGTATTCCTTGTATGATCTTTCAGCTGTACAGTAGGCCATAATGCGTGTACTGCCAATCCCTTAGAAACTATTCTAGGACTGGCACCGACATCGACAAGAAGTCTTGTTTGGACTTCTTTAGTTTTTGTGTAATCTAGTACATTACTCACACCCAAATATTCAAAATATGCCCTGAAATCGGCCAAGGGCTGGTGAGGGTTGTGAGTAATTTTGTTTTTTGTGCTGGTATACTCACCTAGCACTGAAGCTGCCTCATCGCAGCAGGGGAATTCCTGTTTTTCAGTGAGATAACCCCGAATTTTACCAGATTTGATAAAACAAGCGGGCAACTCAGTCGTTGCAAAAAAATGTTGATTAACA